ATCCGATGATCGGGGAGAGAGGTGAGCATACGATAAATGTTAAGGCGGAAATTGTTTTTCAACCGATTTCAACTGGAAGGTTGGAGATATTTAAGAAGCCGCAAGTTGGGACGAAATACATTATTGGAGGAGATACCTCGGAAGGTTTGGCTCATGGAGATGCCCAGGTTTTATATGTGATTAATCATAAGACGGAAGAGTGTGATGCGATCTACACTTCTCAAGTTCCACCCGATGAGTTTATTACAGAGGCATACAACTTGGGGAAGTTTTACAATTTCGCTTTGCTTGGAATTGAGGTCAACAAGGACGGGCTCTGGGTGAATGATGGAATTGAAAAACTGGGGTATATAAATCTCTACTACCGAAAGGTGTTCGATGACATCACGAAAAAGGTAACGAAATTCTACGGATGGAAAACTTCCAGCTCGACAAGACCATTCGCGCTCGCATCGCTGCGGGCTATTTTTCTCCGGAAGGATTCGGGGTTCCCTACTAAGTTGTTGATGGAGATGCTGACTTTTGTTCGAAATGCCAAGGGCCGGCCGGAGGCTATGGCCAACAAGAATGATGACGTGATCATGGCCGCGAGTATCGGCTACGCTATTTTGCAGGAGTATGGAAAGTATGTCGCTGATACGGAAGCCGGCGAAGGTTTCTCACACATGAAAGCAATTTTTAGTGAAGTATGATATAATCCTTGTATGCCTTACAAGGATCCAGAAAAAAGAAAACAAAAATTAAAGGAATGGAAAGCAAAAAATCCAGAGTATGCTTTTAACTACCGCAGGACAAATAAGTGGAAGAAGTGGCATAAAAAATATGTGAATGGTCCAGTAGCTACCGCTTATAGAAAAAAATATAACCAACAAAAAAGTTTATCGTATAGAGAGGAAAGAATTCGACAGCGCAATACTACTCTTGATGCGATGGGTGGTAAATGTAGTTCCTGTGGTTTCAGTGATTTTAGGGCTCTCCAGATTGATCATGTAAATGGAGATGGTAAGAATGAAAGGAAAAATCCTACCGGACGAAGTTATTATGAAAAGGTTCTTCAAAGTTTTTTGAAGAAGGAAGGGAAATATCAACTTCTTTGTGCTAATTGTAATTGGATTAAACGACACGAGAATAAAGAGTATTGTGGAAAGAAGGCCTAAGGTTTATTATTTTAGTATGGCCAGGCGAGTCAAAAGTCTACATCACAACCTTCAAGATGGTGAGAATGTTCCTTTTCACCGCGAACATCGATCAAAACATGGTAAAAAGAAGCATACTGACCCGAGTTTAGCGTTTCGGAGGATGAAATTGAAGAAAAAATACGGAAAAGATTGGAAACTTTTCGGAATTTGACAAAAATACTTGCATTAATAAAACAATAGATTTACAATTATCAATATGGATGATGAACTCTCAACCAATAGTAAGCCGGTGAATGAAGATGGCACGACCGGAACCAAGTCTGCGGACGCAAACAAACTCACTGTTAAATTTTTAAGTGACAAAAAGAGAACTATAAAGAAATCTCAATACCGAGAGCGATTCGATGCGCTCGCTGCGGAGATCGATCTCAATATCATAAATACCACCATCTCCTACGGACAAAAATTGTACGAAAAGTCTGGTTGGGGATCGATGGTTTTCTATAATAAGATGGCAAATGGGGCTTATGACATAAATGTTTACCCCCAAAAGCTCACTGACCGAGATCAAAATCGATCCGGGGTTCCAGTTTCTCAGGAACCAATAGCCCTTTCGAAAATTTTAATTGCTACCAGCGTACTTTTTGGTAAGCAACCAGATGCAGAAGTGATTGCAGACGATAAAATTTATGCAAAAGCGATTCACGAACTCTGGAAAAGGAACTGGGCTATGAAGGGAGGGAATGGACAGAATACTCTCCAGCTTTCAAGCCAAAATTTATTTACATACGGATGGGCGGCATGGCGCGTTTACCCTAAGAGGGTTTCTGTAAAGAGAAAGGGTGTGGATAAACTCCTTTTTGATGATGTCTACCGAGAGCCAATGGATCCGAAGCGAACATGGCTCGGACTTGGTTTCACTAATGGGGATTACTGGTCCCAATTTGAAGTTTTATATGAGAAAGACATGCTAAAGTCTGAATTTTTCAACCTTTATCCTAAGGCGAAGGAATATCGCAAGAGCCAACTCGATTACTGCACTACTTCTGATGATGCTAAGGATGAAGATCAGGTAAAAGCGGAACATTCAGTCACCATTACCTATTACGAGAATGTTTTATTGAACCGATACATCGTAGCATGCGGAAAATTTGTTATTTACGATGGTGAAATGCCAAACGATGACTCTTTTGGCTCAGTTGTGGTTGCTCGATGCTTTGTAAAGAATATTCTTGATCCATACGGCGTAGGACTTTATGAAATGATGCGCGGAAATACTGCGATGTTTACTTACATCAATTCTTTGAATGCTCAACAAGTGGAAGCTGAAATTTTTCCACTTCTTTTCGGGCCTCAGGTTCAAAATGGAACCGCAACATACAAGCGTTCTCCCAATGTAATCAACCCAAAGAATCCCGGGACCACTATTGATGTGGTTAGGACAAATGGAAATGTTCAACAGGGTGTGGAATTTGCAAATATGCAGAAGAGAAATATTGAAGAAAACACTGGAGTGAATAACATCATCGCTGGGAACAACGCAGAAAACACTTTAGGCTCTACTGTTATTTTGAAAGAGGCCGCAACCAATCGTCTTACTCCAGCAAGAAATTCAATGGTAAATGCTCTTCAAACCGATGCTCATATTGCATGTTCTTGGATGAGACAAACCTACTCCGTAGATAAAGTTTTTATGATTGATTCTGATGAAGCTCTAGCAGAATTTACAAAACAAAATCCAGATTATTTCATTGAGTCTCAGGAAATTATTGATGACGAAGGAACTCCTAAGGGACTAGCCGTGACAGCATCTCCGAATCTTAGATTGAATTTTGATTTCACCCCAGAAGGAGAACTCATGGAAGATGTCCCTACTCGTTCTGTTTCTGCAAAAAAACTTTTTGATGAGATGGGGAATCACGGGCATATTTCAGACTACTATGAATTTATTATTGATCCTGATTCGATGCTTCTTCCTTCAATGGAAATTAAAAAGCAGACTTTCATGGCCTTATTCCCTACAATTACAAATCAAATTAATCAAATTTTTGCACTGAGACTTACTGATCCGGAAGCAGCGGCATCTCAGTTGAAGGCGCTTGATCAGTTATTAAAGATTCAAAACCAAAATATTTACGACTATATTCCAAAGAAAATTTACGATGATATTATGGCCATGAAGCCTTCTGAAATGGTTACACCTCCCAACTCTTCAAAGCCCCCATCTGAATCTTTGAATTATAAAGATGCACCCGAGGATATTAAAAGGCAGATTGAAAAACAGGCGGGGCTTGAGCCATCTGCTGATGGAGGAGGAGAAACCACAGTCAACGCAACAATAAAACCAGTGAATACTCCAGGAGTTTCTGCGGAAGTAACCAATACAAAACCGAAAGGAGCCAATCAAGTTAAAAGGCCACAATCACCAGTGACATCTGCGGTAGACGCAAGTCTGGGACGCGCCGGCAATTTACCATTCTTCCCAGGTGGCCAATAATTTATGGATCCTATCTCAGAACAAACAATGAAGCAGAAAAAAATAGCGCTTGCTCAGAGCGAGCATGCGCCTATTGTCATTGAGTTATTAAAAGATTGCATTGATCAAACCCCACTGGTTGCCGACACAGAATTTGCTACAATAAAAAATGCAATCACTTTCGATGTCCAAAGTACGATGTTACGAAAAATGGTCGATCTTTTGGAAGATATAAGACAGGGTAAATTACACGAAGCAAAATAATGGCAAAAAAAGCAGTTGAAATGAAAAAGGAGAAGTACACTCTCCAGGTAAATTATTCCCCAGATGCGATTGATAAAAAACTAATGAAATTTATTACGCCATCCGGCGATGAGTTTGAAATTAGTGCAGAGGAAATGTCTAGCATTTTGGTGGGACAAGTTAATTCTGAATTAATTGAGGCCACCTTCGTGGAATCTGACCGAGTGAATGTTGTTGAGGTGAAAAGACAGCTAGAGGTTAGGCTCACAAAGGATCTCAAAAAAGGAGAGATCGTTAGATTAGAATACAAACATCCATACCCCGTAGAATTTGCTGTGATAGAACAAGCTATGGGTCTGGCAAAAATAAACATGGATGTTCCAGTATTCACGTTAACAAAAGAGTATCTGGATGAGGTGATGAAGAAAACCACACCTGAACAGAAAAAATTTGTTAATAAATTTTATGAGAT